CCTCCTCAGCCGGTGCCTCGGGCGCTTCAGGCGCTTCGGGAGCGTCCTCAGCGGGTGCCTCAGGCGCTTCGGGGGAGTCCGCGGACTCCTCGGAGGCCTCGGGGGTCTGATCGACGGCGGGAGCGGCCTCCTGCGCCGCCTCCGTGGCCTTAGCCTTCTTGCTCATTCCTGTTCTCCTTCTCCCGAGAAGCCGCCAGCTTCTCAAGCCTGCGCGAGCGGAGCGCCCGCGAGGGACGATCCACACCCTGACCATCCGAGAACATTTCGGGGTGGCCGTCCCGCATATACGCCGTAATTATACGCCCAGATGGTGCCTTCACACCATCTTTCACCGCAGCACGGCGCGCCGAAAGGTATGCCGCGTACATATCGTCCGGATGGTAACCAGGCAGGGCCTTATGCTCCCAGTCCGGCACAATGCGACAGTCGCAGGAGTCGTGGTACTCGTGCCCCGCGCCCCCCGCGAGGTCCTTCGAGTGATACACCCACCCGCGCGAGGCCAGGAGCGTGCAGAAGGCGCACGTCTTACCGACCGGGACGCGGGCGAAGCGCGGGGCGCTCGGGTCCAGGTCCGCCGCCCGCAGAATCGACCGACGCGCGCCCGTCTGAATCTCGCGCCCGATGGCCCCAGCCACGACGCGGATAGCCCGGCCTGGGTTGTCGCGCCCCAGGCCCGCCGCGTAGCGGCTCAAACGGTCGATCCGCTCCACCGAGTCCGCCGGGATCAGCGCCTTCGGCGTGTACGCCGTCTTGTACGCCGGTCGCAGCTCCTGATACCAGTCGAGCGCGCCCTGCGTCAACGCCGGGCCATAAGAGTCAACGAGGCTACTCAGGAAACGCTTCATCTCCTCCCGCGACAGCGGGATGTCCTCAAAATTCAGGACTCGGAACAGGCTCACCAGCTGGTCCTCCGCGCCCGTGAGCGTCGCCCTGACCAGCTGGTCATAGACCTTCAGCTGCTCAGATGAGGTCAAAATCACCACCCCCGGCGGCGGGGCCGCGAGCGCCGCGCAGAATCGCGTCCAGGTTATCGCGCCCGCGCTGCTGCTCGATCTGCGCCCGCATCCTCGTGATCTGCTGACGAGTGTAACCCAGCTCCTCCAGGGCGACATCCGTCTTGCCGATCTCCGGGATAGCCTGAATCTGCTTGATCATCGCGTCCGACTGGGAGACAATCGACGGCCTGGCCGGGTTGCGCCAGTGCGTCGAGATACGCGCCGCGTCCTCGGGCAGGACCCCATCACGCAGCATCAGGATGTTTCGATACACGCGGTTAAGCGCATAGCTATTCGCATCGTTGAAGTCCGAGGCCTCGGTGACCAGCTCCTCGCGCGCCGCGTAAATCGCGTCCGCCGACGAGGGGTTGTCCTGGACGATGCCCAGCGAGCCGACCGGGAGGGACAGCGCGCCCGCCAGCTCCTGCGCCAGCTCACGGAGCTGGTCGACGTAGGGCTGCATGGACTGTTGGGGGATCATGTCGACCTCGGGCGTGTCTCCGTCCTCGTCCCGAGAGATGCCCTTGACCGACCCGAGTCGCCAGCTCCAGGACCCCTTGATCTGGTCGAAGGTGGTCTTGTCCACGCCGCGCAGGAGCAGGCCGGGAGCCGTGAACAGCTCGCTGGACACGTCCATGCGCATCGAGGCGCGCACGGCGCGGTCCACGATGGACAGCACGCCATCCGTGAGCCGCGAGCGCCCCAGCGGGCGATCCAGGTTGCCGCGATAGACAAGCGCCTCCATAGGCGTGCGCCCCAGGTGGTGCTCCACGTGGCCCGTCACAAACCAGCCCTGCGTCCCCAGGTGAGCCATGCTCACCATGACGTGCGGGGTGAGCAGGATCAGCTCCGTGGGCCTGCCCAGGTAGTCCACATCGTTGATGAGGAGGCCCGCGCGGATGCCCCGGCGACGACGGTCCCACAGCGCCGCCGCCGTCATGGCCGAATACGGCAGGACGAGGACCGGCGGGTCACCCGCCGCCACGTCGCCGGGTAGCGTCGTCAGGAAGGCCACGCCGTGCGTCGCCGCGCTGGCGACCGCCTGCCCGATCTCCGTCGAAAAGCGGTTCTCCTCCAGGATCGAGGCCAGCCCGTAGGGGTCCTCCGACCCGTCCGGGGCCACAACGCCGTCCCAGTGGCAGCGCGACGTGAGCGAGAAGACCGCCTTCTCCGGCCAGGTGGACACCAGGCGGAGGTCGCGCGCGATCTCACGAGGCAGCGCAATGTCCAGCGAGTCCACGTACACCTTGCAGTCGAGATAGGCCTGGCGGCGCGCATTGCCCGGATAACGCGCCTGCCAGGTGTTCACCAGCTCCTCCAGCGTCGCCTGGAGATCGACGGGCAGGCCCGCGACGTTCGGCGCGGTGAATAGCTGGGGTCCCATGCCCGCGATCAGACGCAGGTCGACGTTCGTACTCATGCGAGGGCCTCCTGGCTCCTGTTCGGGCGGCGGCGCGTCGTCCGCGCCATCCACAGCGCCACGCTCACGGCCTCCAGGGGCACCTCGTCGCCCTCCTGAGCTGTCGAGTGCCACCCCCACGCGCCGTCCGTGGTCCTGATCTTCTTGTCTGACACCCCCACAGACGCATCCAGGGGGTCGTTGCTCGCATTATACCCGCCAGGATGCGAGACTGTGCGACCCCTGACCGCGTTCAAGAATCCCGAGCACGCGGTGAAGTACTCAGCGTTGTCCAGGACGTGCAGGTATCGGCGCGGCGGGCGCAGCGCGCGCAGGTCCTGCTGGAGCGCCAGCGCGCCCGACCGGCCAGACACACCAACCGCCGAGTAACGACCCCTTCGCTCGTACAGCCATTCCGCGAGCGCCGCGCTGCTCATGGTCGAAAAATCGCCAGCTTCGAGGTCGATCAGCTCCACGTGGGACACGCCAGCCTTGCGGTCGTGCAGCGCGCCAGCCACCGCGACGCGCCGCCCGTCCTTCGAGAAAGCCACCCCCAGGGCGCGCACAGCGCGATCCGAGGCCAGCTCGAGAGGCAGGGACGTAACGCCCGTCGCCTCCCAGTCATCCAGCGAGATCAGGCGGCGGGTGTTGTCGTCGGATGCCCACCAGCCGAGGCGCTCGCGGGCGAAACCATCGTCCGAGTACCGTTTGCGCTCGGCCTCGATCACGCTCAGCTTCAGGCGACCGGACGCGACCGCCGGGTTGGTCCGCACCCACAGATCTCGGTCGTCCAGATCGACGTCCGCCAGCGACTTGGGCAGACCAGGCGGAGACCACTCGTCCCAGCACGTGCGCGAAGACTCACCACTCAGCGCGTCGCGGCGCACACGCGAGAAAACCTCGCCCTCCGCCGTCGGACCCGGCGGCGTACCCGTGTATATCCACTGGGGGTCACCCAGCGGGGCCGCCGACGTGGTGGACAAAAGCGCCTCCAGCGCCTCGTCCGTAAGCTGCTGGGCCTCGTCCATGACGAGAATATCGACCGTGAAGCCTCGCCCGGACCCCTTCGAGCGCGCCGCGATCTCGATAGACCCGCCATTCTTCAAGAAAATGGCCTCCTGGCCGTTCACGTTACGGATGTTCTCCACGAGGGCGTTCAGCTCGGGGAACTTCGCGCCTGGGTCGTTCGTCTTCTGGCCGAAAAAGTGCTTCAGTCGGCGGAAATGCTTCTGCGCGGTCTTCACCTCGTGCGCCGTGTGCAAGATGTGCTCCCCGCGCCCGATCACGCCGAACAATTCCCTGATCTCCAGGGCGGCGTTTTTGCCGTTCTGGCGGGGCACGGCCAGCCCGCATGTGAGGTTGGCCCAGCTATCGCCCGCCGTCGCCAGCCAGTTGTCCAGGACCCAGGCCTGCCAGGGGTCCGGAACCAGCTTGTAGTCGGCTGCCAGGGATATGGCGAGGTCCCCCAGCGAGTCAATCGAGGGGGACGTGATGGTCACGCAGGGGCGCTGGGAGGCCTCCAGCGCCTCCCGGCTAGGAGGCGCGGGTGTCACGCTTACGCATCCTCGCCTTGAAGATGTCCACGGCGGTCTCCTCGCGGCCCTTGGGCGGCGTGGGAGAGGCCGAGGACACCGGGTTTTCCAGCTCGTAAAGGTCGCGGGACAGCTTGTTGGCGGCGTTCAGGAGCGCTGACAGGCTATCGGGCTTCGCCACCCGGATGGCCTCCCGTGCGGTGTCCAGGAGGTCGCGCAGCTCCGCTTCGCGGTCGTACTTCTCGGGCATGTCAGATCAGCCCCGCCGCGTCGGCTGGCAGCACCTCGTGGATGCCGGACTTCTTCAGGCACGTTTCCATGAGGTAGGAGACGTTCACGCCGGGCGCGATATAGGCCCTGACCGCGCCGTCAATGGCGCGGTTTCGGTTCGCCGCCGTGATCTGCTTGGGAGTGCGCAGGTAGACGCGAGCGCGGCGCTTACGGTCCTCCAGGTACTCCGCCCGGTGAAGCGAGTGCGTGCGGTACGTGGGGTCGTACTGGCCGACGAACGGCTGGAATTTGCGGCGCAGAGCGTCGCGGTTCGGGAAGATCACGACGGAGTACGCCCCGTTGGGGGTCTCGTCGAGCAGATCGAGCAGGTCAAAGTCGTTCATGGGGCCGATTATAGCATATCTGGGTGGTTTTAGCGCATGACGTGTTTAGCGCTTAGGGGCGGTTTCGGGTACCCCAGGGGGGTATTTCGCTTGGGCCTCTGGGTGTTCCTGGGAGACGGGGGAGGGGATACCGCCCCTTGTCAAGTGGTAAGTATTGCTCCCGTGTATGGTGTTCGCCTCATTCTGGGGTGTGGGTTCTGCGGGGTCCGCGCCAGTGGGCACTTCTTCGTACCGAATGACGTTGCCCCACCAGTCGGTGATGGGCTTCAGGGTCACCATTGGATGCCTCCGACGGTGTGGGCCTGGGTTGGCCTGGGCTGGCTTGGGATGGGCTTTGAGCCGCGCTTCTGGTTGCATTGGCGGCATGTGACGCGGGCGTTGTCGGTGGTGTCGCGCCCACCTCGTGCGGCTGGCACCACGTGGTCCGGCTCTGGGCTGCGTGGCTGGAGCGTGGTCCCCCAGGCGAGTGGTTGCCCGCAATCGGGGCAGTGCGTCTGTCCGTTCGCTTGTGCGAGGTGGAGGACGCGGACGCGCCAGCGTTTGTGGCGTGCTGTGCCGGTGCGGGAGGTGCCGGGTCTGGGGGTCATGGGGTGAGTGTAGCACGCCGGGCCTACCTCGCGCGGCCCCGGTGCGCCTACCTCGTGGGGTGCGCGAGGCGGGGCGGCGGGGTGAATGTGTCAAGTAGGTTAGCGGTTTGCTTCTGTTACAGCGAGGTTTCAACGTTTGTGGGTGTTTTGTAACAAGATTTTGCCCTGTTACACCCTTGTTACAACCTTGTTACACGCTTGTTACGGGTGTTTTTCGTTGGTATTCCGGGAAACTTTACACCTGTTGTAACAGAGCGTATCCATTTCCCTATATAGAGCAGGTGAAGAAAAATTGTTCAGTAGTATAACAGGCTGTTTTACTACTGATCAATTTTTTCTTATTAGAAGTAAATAGGATTTATAGTTACGGGGACCGAGCGCTTTACCGCGTTTGCCTTGATATTCCGGGCGTAACAGGGTGTAACAAGCCTGTAACAAGAGTTGTAACAAGACCCGCGCTCCGGCTTGTATCCGGGTGTCTTATATAGAACAAGCCGAAACGCGGCACATGCGGGGCACAGGGCCACGAGGTCGGCCCACCACCCGGCGGCGCTCGACACCACGCCCATAAAGCGCTAACATAGGGCGTATGGAACGTATCGAGCCATGCGGCAAGCGCCGCCCCTACGTCATTGACTATGCCCTCATCCCTGAGCCTGACTCTGATCGTCGGCTCCTCGTGGGCCTCGACTCGTGCGGCCATGTGTGGGTGAGCCTCACCGACGCGCTGCGCAATAGCTGCCTGTCGGATGCGCCGCCTACCTACCGTGCGACGGTGATCGGCCTCGGTGGTGGCCGCGTCGTCCGTCCTCGTCTCGCGCCGGGGCGTATCCGCGCCATGCTCCCGCTCATGGTGGACGCGAGCGCGTGCGCCGCGCTGATCGCCCACACGGGGCGCGCCGGGTTGCTGACCTACCGATCCGACGTGCGTCGGTGGATCGACCACACGCTGGGGATCTACTCCCTGGTGGGTGTGAACGCCGCGCCCGTGGTGTATCCCTGGCCCGAGGAGGTGGCAGCGTGAGCACCGAGCTGGAGTCTTTGGCCGAACGCCTCCTGCACGACAGGGTGAGCGCGGCGGGCGGCTTGTGCCCGAAGCTCGCGCCGGTCGACGCGGGCACGCCTGATCGCCTGGTGATCTGGGAGGGCCGGGTGTATCTGGTGGAGCTGAAGCGTCCGGGTGGGCGCGTGCGGCCTATCCAGTTGGCGTGGCATAACCGAGCACGCCAGGCGGGTGTCGAGGTCGTCCTGCTGAGCGGGACGGTGGAGGTGTCCGCGTGGTTGGATGGTTTGGGGGTGCCGGGCCTTCCGCCGCGTCGTCGCGGGGGTGGCCGCGTCCGCCGTTTGTGTGACTGACGTTACACGCGCTAGATGTTGCACTACTGGTCCCGGGGTGTGCTATACTGATTACGTCACCGAGGGACGGTGACCTGAACCGAAAGGACCAAGACCATGAGCCGCTACTTCTTCTCCGCCGTCAGCCTCCAGGGTTTCAACGCCGAGCAGATCGACCTGATCAACCGCGTGGCCGAAACCGAGTACGAGGCCCAGGGCCGTGAGCCGATGCTCGAGGAGATCAAGGCCGACTACGCCGACGAGCTGAACGCCCTCGCCTGACCCACCCCGGAGGCCCCGCCAACCCGGCGGGGCCTCCACCCCTTGAAAGGACCAACCATCATGACCACCCCCGACCTTCCCGAGTTCGCCTACAACGTGCAGACCCGCGCCGCCCGCATCGGCTCCCAGATCGTCCTCCCCGTCGACGGCATCCGCCAGACAACCAACGGCTAAGGGCGGCACTTCATCACCCTGACCATCCCGGTGTCCTGCGTCATCGTTGAGGACGATCCGACCGGACCCGTCAACCCCGCCAATCCCTTCGTCACCCTCGACCGCTGAAAGGACCAAGACAATGACCGAGAACAAGATCATCGAGCAGATTAGGCAGCTCCTGCGCATTGCCTCCGACCGGGGCGCGTCCGTCAACGAGCGCGAGCTTGCCCAGCGTCGCGCCGAGCGCCTCATGGTGAAGTACCGCATCGAGTCCCTGCCCGAGGGCGACGCGCGCGCCAAGGACGAGGACCTTACCTCGATGGAGGTGGATATCAAGGGCGGCTCCGCGTCGATGGCGCGGGCCACCGCGGACGGCCTCGCCACCCTCGCCCGCGCGCTGGACTGCTTCTGCTCGTGGAGGACGTACAAGCGGCACACCCTCTCCACCATCGTCGGCACCCGCTCCGACCTCGCCTACGTGACCGAGTTCTACAACGCGGCGGTGATGTCCTACCCGTCGATGCTGAAGGACAGGCTGCGTTACGAGGACTTCTACAGTGAGTCCGAGCGCCGCCGTTTCCGCCGCTCCTACGTGATGGGATTCTTCCGGGGGATCGCTGATCGGATCGAGATCGCCACCCGCGAGGAGACGACCTCGACGGGCCAGGACATCGTGCTGGCTTCCCGCTATCAGCGGGCCGAGGCGAAGGCCAGGGATGGTGTGAACATCCGTCCGGCGCGCGGCCTCTTGATCGACCGTGATGGGGAGGCGAGCGGCGAGCGCGACGGATACGTGTCCGGCATCGGCTGGATGGGTGAGCGCCTGGACGGCCCGCGCGTGGGTATCGCCGCCTCCTGACCCCGCGCCCCGCCGCCTTAGCGCTTTGTGTTGCGTCCGGCGGCGGGGTGCCCTATACTGACTCATGTCACCGCCCCGGTGACCCCCACCCCCTTGAAAGGACCAACATCATGCACAAGCTGCACGCGCTCGAGATCAACCGGATGACGAAGACCATCCTCCTGGACGGCCAGCCGATCAGCGTCATTGGGAAAGTTGTCCCCTGCCTCGACGTGGAGGAGGGCGAGCTGAGCGCCCTCATCACCATTCCGCTGGCCTCGATCACAGTCAAGAATCCCAGCGGGTCTGTCCGCGTCGACGCGCCCGAGGCTGGCGAGTGAACGCGCCCCTGCGCCTCCACCCCTACCAGCAGGCGGCGGTGGCCCACCTGAAGGCGCACGACCGGGCGGGCCTCTGGCTCGACATGGGCTTGGGCAAAACCGCCTCGGTCCTGTCCGCCTTGGAGGAGCGTCACCTGCCTGCCCTCGTGACGGCCCCGGCGCGGGTGACCCGCGACGTGTGGCCCGAGGAGGCCACCAAGTGGCGGCCTGACCTGCGCGTGGTGCCCGTCGTGGGTACTCCGGCGCAGCGGGCCGCCGCCTGGGCCAAGGACGCGGACGTGTACGTGATCTCCCACCAGCTCCTGGGGGAGGCGGCGCGCCAGCCTCACGGGTGGGAGACCTTCATCCTGGACGAGGCCAGCGGCTTCAAAAACTACCGCTCGAAGCGGTGGAAGGCCGCGCGCCTGATCGCCAAGACCGCATCCTGCGTGTGGGAGATGACCGGCACCCCGTCCCCGAACGGCCTCCTCGACTTGTGGGCGCAGATCTACCTCATGGACTTCGGGGAGCGCCTGGGTCGCACTATCACCGGCTACCGCCGCCGTTACTTCATGGAGGCTGGTCGCCTCCCGTCCGGCGTGGTCACCGGATACACGCCCCGCCCCGGCGCGTCCGAACGCATCCACGCCCTACTGGAGGACATCTGCCTGTCGATGGGCACGGAGGGTAGGCTCCAGCTCCCGCCGCTGACCATGAACCGCATCGAGGTTGAGATGCCGGCATCCGCGCAGCGGGCCTACAAGGACATGCGGACGCAGCTCGTCGCGGACCTCACCCTCCTGGGCGGCGTGAAACACACCGCCTCGACGGCGGCGGTCGCGTCCAATCGCCTGAGCCAGATCAGCGCGGGCTTCCTCTACGATGACGACAGGGACGGCTGGGACTGGCTGCATCACGCAAAGCTCGACGCGCTCGCGGAAGTCATCGAGGGCACCGGCTCCCCCATCCTCGTCTTCTACCGTTTCCAGGCCGAGCTAGAGATGATCCAGGAGCGATTCCCTGAGTCTGTTCACGTGAGTGAGTCTGGCGCGGTGAAGCGCTGGAACGCCGGACGTATCCCGATTCTGCTCGCTCACCCGGCCAGTGCCGGGCATGGCCTGAACCTCCAGCACGGCGGGCACACCATCGTGTGGACATCGCTCCCCTGGTCGCTGGAACAGTGGCAGCAGGCCAATAAGCGACTCCAGCGGCAGGGGCAGACCCACCCCGTCGTCGTTCACGTGATCGAGTCACGCGGTACGCTTGACTCGAACATCCTCCGGGTGCTGGAGGGCAAGGCCGAGATTCAGGCCGCCCTCCTCGGACACCTGGAAAGCCTCATCTAGCAGGAAGGACCAAGAACTGATGAGCACAAAGACCGCCGCCGATCTCACCCTTGACCTGTCGGTCGCCCCGTCCGTATCGTCGCGCAGGTGGGAGGCCGCCACGCTGACGTGGGAGCGCCTCGTGGATCGCGCCCACAACCCGGAGTCCGTGAAGGATTGCGGCGGGTACGTGGCTGGCCGCCTGAAGGGCACGGCGCGCCGGAAGGGCCGGGTCGAGTACCGTAGCGCGGTGACGTTGGACGCGGACGCGGCCTCCGAGACCCTGCCCGCCGTCGTCGCGGGCCTCGGACTTCGCGCCCTCGTCCATTCCACCTACAGCCACACGCGGGCGCACCCGCGTTACCGCGTGATCTTCCCGATCATGGGGCCGGGCCTGTCCGAGGAGGAGTATCCGAGGGTAGCCCGCGGACTGATCGAGGCCCTGGGTGAAGCGCAGTTTGACCCGGGCAGCACGCAGCCGGAGCGCCTCATGTTCTGGCCCGCGACGGCCAACCCGGACGAGTACGAGGTGGTGGAGTGCCAGGGCGAGACGGCGACCGCGCAAAGCCTTCTCCGCGACTTCGGAGGCCTCCAGGCTACGCCCGATCACAAGACGGGGCCGAAGCGCGACCCCAAGGAACTGTCCGGCGTGGCCGGGGCCTTCAACCGCGTGTACGACATGGCAAGGGCCGTCGAGACCTTCCACCTCCCCTATGACCCGGTGGACGGCGAGCCGAACCGCTGGCACTACACGCCCGCCGAAAGCGAGGGCGGCGTGATCGTCTACCCGGACGGCTACGTCTTCTCCAACCACGCGTCCGACCCGGCGTATGGCCGCGCACTGTCGATGTTCGACCTCGTGGCCCTGCACGTGTACGGCGGGGAGGACCGGGCGGCTGGCGTGCCACAGTCCACGGCCCCGGCGGATCGACCCTCTATCCAGCGGGCCATGAGGGAGTTTGCGGCGCGTCCGGAGATCGTCACGGAGCTGGTCGCCGCCGACTTCGCGGACGTCGACGGAGACGAGGACGGCGCTCGCGGCCTCCCCGAGTGGGTCCTGGAGTTCCACCTCCACCCCAAGACAGGCAAGCCCCTTGACGACGTGCACAACTGGGACCTCCTCATGCGCCACGACCCCGTGCTGCGCGCCCTGGCTCGCAATGAGATGGACTTGACGACGGTCACGCGCCACCCGTTCCCGTGGCGGACAGTGGAGGTGGGCAAGGACGACGCGCTCACCAACGCCGACCGAGCACAGATCAGCGCCCACCTCCAACGCGCCTACAACATGCCGCGCCCCGCCCAGGAGCAGCTCAACGGCGTGATCGACATGGTGGCTCAGGACAACGCCTTCCACCCGGTGCGCGAGTATCTGGAGTCCCTGGAGTGGGACGGCGTGAGTCGCATCGAAACCTACCTGCCCGGCGCGCCGGATGCGTACACGCGCCGGGTGGCCCGCCTGGTGGCGGTGCAGGCCGTGGCCCGCGCCCTCGACCCCGGCGTGAAAGTGGACAACTGCCTCATCCTGACCGGGCGGCAAGGCCTGGGCAAGTCGTGGTTTGTCGAGACGATGGCACGCGGCTGGACCTGCACCCTCGGACCCATCGAGGGGAGCGGCCTACGCGATACGGTCATGGCAATGACCCGCTCGTGGATTACCGTCGCAGACGAGGGTTTCGCCATGAAGAAGGCGGACGCGGAGGCCCTGAAGCAGTTCGTGACCTTGACTCACGACGTTATCCGCCTGCCCTACGCCAGGGAACATGTGAAGCTCCCCCGCCGCCAGGTGATCTGGGGTACCACTAATGACGCTGTCTTCCTGCGTGCGCAGGAAGGCAATCGCCGCTTCCTCATCGTGGAGGTGGCCGAAAAGCTGGACTTCGGTAAGTACACGGACGAGTACGTGAACCAGGTGTGGGCCGAGGCCGTCCACATCTGGAAGACCAGCCGCGATAAGTACGGCCTGAAGGATAACCCGGAGTTGTTCCTGTCCTCCGAGGAGGAGGCGGCGGCGGAGTCCGTGCGCTCGATGGCGACCGAGGAGGACTCGGTTGGTGGCCTCATTCAGGCCTACCTGGACACGCTCGTCCCCGCCAATTGGGCCGATATGTCGCCAGATGAGCGTATCAGTTGGCTACGCGACGAGGAACAGGGTATAGTGAGTGGTACGCACCCAATTGATGTGGTGTGCTCGCTTGAAATCTGGGAGATAGCGCTAGGCCGTGAGCGCGGGAAGCACTCTCGCGTGGACATCCTCCAGATCACCAACGCGCTGAAGCAGTTGCCCGGCTGGTTCGGTCCCATGCCGAAGCCGACCAGGCTCCCGTTCTACGGGCCTCAGCGTGTGTTCGCCCGCCTGGACGAACCCACCGACGTGAGTGACTCGCCCGAGTCACTCATCTAACCGATCACCGATCACCAAGGAGAACAGGATCATGGAAATCAACATCACTCTCGACGTGCAGGGCGCGACCGTCGAGGAGGTGCAGTGGCTGGCCGGTCTGCTGGCCGCGCAGCGCACCACCCCCGCGCCTATCACCGTCGACGTTGAGAAGGCCGCGCCCGCCGCCCCTGCGGACGAGGACAAGCCCGCGAAGAAGGCGGCGAAGAAGCCCGCCGCCAAGAAGGCCACCCCGAAGAAGGCCGACCCCGCTCCCGAGCCGGAGCCGACCGAAGCCGCCCCGGCGGAGGACGAGACCGGCGGCGCGACCGTCGAGGACGAGACGGTCACCCCCGAGGCCGATCTGCTGGCGGTCGCCGTCGCGCGAGCCACCGAGCTGATCGGCGCAGGCGAGCAGGACGCGATCAAGACCGCCCTCGAGACGGCGGGCGCGCGCCGCGTCGGACTCCTCAAGGGCGACCAGATTCAGGCCTTCCTCGACGCTCTCCCGGAGGCCTGACCAATGCCTCCCAAGGGACACGCGAACCTTGGGCCGTCATCGGCGGCGCGTTGGCTGGCCTGCCCGGCCAGCGTGCCGCTCGCGGCGGCGGCCCCCACCCCGCCCGAGTCGCCTCACGCGGCGGAGGGCACGGCGGCGCACGCGCTCGCGGAGATCGTCGCCCGCTTTGAGTTGATCGACCACGACGAGGCCGCCCGCGACCACGCCCTGAACCACTGGACGGCGAAATACGGCGAGACCTACGACATGGTGGATATGCTCCGTCACGTCGGCAAGTACGTGGACCAGGTGCGCGCCGACCTGGACGCAGAACCCCACTCCGTCCTGCTCCTGGAACAGCGGATGGCGACCGGGGTCCCCGGCGTGTGGGGGACCGGCGACGCGGTGGTGGTCTCGCCTCGCGCCGTGCGCGTCCTCGACCTCAAGTACGGTCAGGGCGTGCCCGTGAACGCGGTCGGCAACCCTCAGCTCCGCCTCTACGGCCTGGGTGCCCTGAACGAGTTCGGGGACCTCCTGGGCACCGTGGAGGAAGTCAGCGTGACTGTCGTCCAGCCGCGCCTTGGCAGCGTGTCCTCCGAGACGCTCACCGTGAGCGAGCTGCTCGAGTGGCGGGACGAGCATGTCCTGCCCGCCGTCCAGAAGGTCGAGGACGGCTCGGACGAGTTCGGTCCTGGCGAGGCGGCTTGCCGCTGGTGCCCCGTGGCTGGGGAGTGCCGGGCACGCCGTGACTTCCTGGTCGCCCGCGACTTCGGTGACCCCGGCCTCCTGGACGACGAGGAGGTGGGCGCGGAGCTGGAGCGCGTCGCCCAAATCCGCCACTGGTGTGATGCCCTTGAAGGCGTGGCCTTCGACCGCATCTATACCGAGGGCCGGACTATCCCCGGCTTCAAGGTGGTGGCTGGCCGTGGCCGTCGCGTCGTGACTGACCCGGCGGCTGCGATCCAGACGCTGATCGACAGCGGGTACCAGCCCGAGCAGGTGGCGGAGTTCAAGATTCTACCGCTTGGCAAGCTGGAGAAGCTGGTGGGCAAGTCCGACCTCCCCGATCTGATCGGGGATTACATCACCAAGAAGGAGGGCAAGCCCTCCCTGGTGGGGGATGCGGACCCGCGTCCGCCTCTCACAGCCGCCGCGAGCGCTGCAGCGGACTTCGGGTAGACAACCCGAAACACAAGCGCTACACTTAGGGGTGTGCCGGGGCCTTGAGCCTCGGCCCCGGCACGCTCACCGATTCACGATCTCACGAAAGAAGATGATTACAATGGCTAACCCCCGCAAGGTTGTCACCCGCGCCGACGAGAACATTTGTCTCGGCTACGTTCACCTGCTGGAGCCGTACACGGCATCCCCCGAGCAGGACCCCAAGTTCTCGTGCATGCTGATTATCCCCAAGACGGCGAAGCGCACGCTGGCGGCGATCAAGGCCGCGCAGCAGGCCGCGATTGAGGAGCAGAAGGCCAAGTTCGGCGGCAAGGTCCCGAAGAACCTGAAGTCCACTCTCCACGACGGCGACGAGGACGCAGACCTCGAGCGCAACCCGGAACTGGAGGGTTGCTACTACATGAATGTCTCGGCCAAGCGTCGCCCTGGTGTCGTTGACCGCGACCTGAACCCGATTCTGGACAGCACCGAGGTCTACTCGGGCATCTTCGCCCGCGTCTCGATGTCGGCCTACTGCTACAACACGAACGGCAACCGTGGTGTGACCTTCGGCCTGGAGAACGTTCAGAAGGTGCGCGACGGCGAGATGCTGGGCGGCGGCGCGTCCCGCGCTGAGGATGACTTCGACGTTCTGGAGGACGACGAGGACGACATCCTGTAACATAGGCCCTGATGGGTCCCGACCCCCTCACCACCTTCTTGGTCCTGGTGGTGAGGGGGTCTTTTTGCGCCCTGGCTTGCGTGTTAGCGCTTGGGTGTGCTATGCTGGTTCATGTCACCGCACGGGTGACCCCTGAACTGAAAGGACCAAGACCCATGCCCCGAACACATGGACTGCGTTCCACCTACGTCGCCGGGTGCCGCTGCGACCAATGCCGCGCAGCAAACCGCGAGTACGGGCGCAAGAAGTCGCGCATCACCGACCTGACCCCTGCCCACCGGGAGACGCAGCGCGCCGCCCAGGAGGCCAGCGTGGAGGCCGCCACCCGCTCACACCGCCCCTGGGAGCAGTGGGAGGACGAGGTGGCCGGAGACTACTCCCGATCGATCTCGGAAATTGCCGCCGACCTCGGTCGCACCGTCTCCTCGGTGCGCAACCGCCGCGCCGTGAAGGGCCTTCGCGCCAAGTGGCACGCCGCCCACGTCCTCGAGGGAGGCGAGCAGGAATGAAGAAGTACCAGATCGACTGGGCGCAGTTCATCTGCGCCCTGATCACCGTCGCCGCCCTGGTGGGTGCCATCGTCGCCATGTTTGTGTTCCCGCGTCAGCCGTGGCCGGTCGTCTTCCCGCTCCTGTGCGTCGCCGCCCTGTTCTCGGTGATCGTTGACGCGCGTATGGAGGAGCACGGGCGGAGGGGCCGGAAATGACTCCTCCCAGCCTTATCACCCCCGCCCCGGCTCCGGTCGTCGCGCTCCCGCACGACCTCTACGTCGACATTGAAACGTACTCGACCACCGACATTAAGCGCGGGGTCTACAAGTACTCCGAGGACCCGGAGTTCCTCGTCCTCATGTGTGCGTGGGCGCTAGATGACGGCCCCGTGCAGGTCGCCGTCGGACGCGACGAGATCATGAAGATTCCCCACCTCCTCGACGGGTCGAACGTCGTCGTGAGATTCGCGCACAACGCGCAATTCGAGCGCGTTTGCCTCTCTCGATTCCGCGGACTACCGACTGGTCAATATCTCCCGCCTGAAGCCTGGGAGGACACGATGGCCCACATGGCTGAGTGGGGATACCCGCAGTCGCTGGAGGGTGGCGCGAAGGCCCTCGGGGCCGACCCCAAGGACGGTGCGGGCGCGGCCCTCATTCGCTGGTTCTGCCAGCCGGACAGGAGTGGCAAGCGCCGCCTGCCCGAGGACCACCCCGAGAAGTGGGTGCAATTTGTCGAATATTGCCGACAGGACGTGGCGACGATGCGCGACATGCGCCGCCGCCTCCTGCGTCGCCATAAGCGCTCCTGGCCCACCGATCACGAGCGCCGCGTGTGGATTGCCGACCAGATGGTCAACGATCTGGGCGTGCGCGTGGACCTCGACCTGGCCGCGAGCGCCGTCGAGGCGGCGAGCGAGAACCTGGCCGCCGACAAGGCCGAGGCCAAGGCCATCACGGGAGTGGAGAACCCGGGCAGCACGGCTCAGCTTCTCTCCTGGTTCGGTGGTCTCCTGCCTGACCTGAAGGCGGAGACGGTGCGCCAGGCGCTCACGCGCGACGATCTGACCGCCGATCAGCGGCGCGTCCTGGAGCTGCGCCAGAGCATGGCGTTGACCGCTCACAAGAAGTTCCAGACGGCGCTCGACGTGGCGAACACGGACGGGCGACTGCGCGGGAGCGTCCGCTTTTTTGGTGCGCACACCGGGCGGTGGGCGGGCCGGGGCCTCCAGCTCCAGAACCTTCCTCGCGCTGGCTTCTCGTCCGAAGCCGCTCAGGACGCGGCTATCCTCGACCTGAACCTGGGTCTTGGGGCCGACCCCCAGACCCTGAAGGCCCTCGTTAGGCCCCTCCTCGTCGGCCCGTTCACAGTGTGCGATTACAGCGCGATTGAGGCGCGCGTGGTCGCCTGGTTGGCCGGGGAGTCGTGGGCGCTGGAGGCGTTCGCGGAGGGCCGGGACATCTACGTGGAGACAGCCAACCGTATGGGCGGCGGGATGGGCCGTAAGGAGGGCAAGGTGGCCGTGCTCGCGCTGGGATACAACGGGGGCGTGGGGTCTTTGCGCGCTATGGGTGGCGACGCGCTGGGCGGCGAGGCCGTCCTCCAGCGCATTGTCGATCAGTGGCGCGGCGCGAACAGGAACATTGTCCGCTTGTGGGGTCGCCTGGAGCGCGCCTTCTACTACGGCGGGCAGGCGGGGGATCGTCTGACTGTGGAGGCGGACGGGTCCGACCGTTTGGTGCGCCTCCCGTCCGGGCGCGCGGTGGTCTATCACCAGGTGCGCGCGGGGCGCGACGGTCGCCTGTCCTTCCAGGACCCGAAGCTGCGCTGGCGCACGGAGACCTACGGCGGGCGGCTGGTCGAGAACGTCACGCAGGCAGTGGCCCGCGACGTGCTGGGCGCGGCGCTGGTACGCCTCGTGGAGGAAGGCCACCGCGTCGTCGGTCACGTGCATGACGAGGTGATCGTGGAGTCGTCGCCGGAGTCGTCGCTGGCGGCTATTCGCCGGGTGATGGTGACTCCCACGGAGTGGTCGGAGGGATTGCCCCTGGCAGCGGCTGGCTACTCGTGTGGTCGGTATCGGAAGGATTAGCGGGGTGTGGGGTGTATCACTAGCGCTTTGGTGATGCACCCCGCGCCGGGTGCGCTATACTTAAATATGTCACCGCCCCGGTGACCCACACCGAAAGGACCAAGACCCATGCGTACCGTTATTGCCGTCGATCTGAACACCATGCGCGAGCTTGCCGACGAGGAGGCCCGCGTCCGCTCCGAGAAGATCGACTGGTGCGAGGCCGCCTACCGTGAGGAGGCCGTCCGCCGCGTCGAGGAGCGCCGCGAAGTCCAGCAGATGATCGAGGCGCGGGAGGCTTTTCGCATCCGGAGCCTGGGCGACATCTCCCGGAAGGCGTTCCGCGCCGCCGTCCAGTTGGACATGGCGCGAGACCTCTACTCGCACAAGGACGCGGAGCACGTCCGCCAGCTCCTGGAGACCGCCAGGGATGCCCTCATTGAGGCGTGCAAGTACGCGCGAGGCGAGGCCACCAAGTAGTTAGCGCTTTCGTTTGCACACCCGCGCCGGGTGCGCTATACTTAAACACGTCACCGAGAAACGGTGACCCGCCAAGAAAGGACCAAGACAATGGCACTGAACAACTTCCGCACCACCTGGGACCACACCAACCTCCACCTCGAGCACGTCACCGGCAACCCCTCCAAGCACTTCACCGGCGCGATCTTCGCCGAACGCTTCGAGGCCATCAGCCGAGGCCGCTTCTTCGTCGGCAACATCTCCGTCACCTACACCAAGGGCACCGGCTACCGCCTCATCCTCAAGGCCGAGGACGGGAACCGCCTCCTCGAGGTCACCGAGAAGAACACCATCGGCTACGACCGCGCCCTGACCATCGTCTCCGAGTGGATGAACCACCCGGTCAACCGCGACCGCCTCCCCAAGGCGAACCGCTAACCCACACCAGGGAGGCCCCACCACCCGGCGGGGCCTCCCGCCCAACACCCCCTGAAAGGACACCATCATGGCAAACAAGATCGAGATCCCCGTCAACGACAACACCGGCAAGCTCATCTACTGGACGCGCAACCACAAGCTCGGCGTGCCCGGCAAGTTCGGTCTCATCCCCGCCGAGAAGATCGACCAGATCAGCATCGACCACCGCACCGTCGAGGGCGCGCCCGGCTGGCAGATCATCCACGTTCTGGCCGAAGGCATCCTGTACGCCTACAGCATCTCCGAGGCCAGCCTGAGCGACCTCAACGCGATTCGCCTCCAGGTGCAGGGCGCGCGCGACATTGCCCGCATCAACCAGCAGCTCAACAACTGAGAAGAACCAACCACCATGATCACCACCGACCAGCTCCAGGCCGACCCGGACAAGCTCAGGGACGCGCTCGAGGCCTTCGCCTTCACCCTCAACTCCGTCGTCATCCAGAAGGGCCACATCGTCCTCCCCACCGCCGAAGTGACCGGCGAGTACCTCGCGTCCCTCCCGGTCGGCCTCGACACCTACAAGCACGAGCGCGAGCGCGTCGCCGCCCGCCTGGACAAGGCGTTCACCACCCACCGCGAGACGACCGCCGTCGTCCGCATCCCACCCAGCAACGAGCACAACGGCAAGCTCATCACCTACTCCCTGAAGGCCCACGACGGCCACACCCACGTGAACTTCACCCTCGCCATCCACCAGCGCGACGCTGAGACCAACTGAAAGGAACCACCATCATGTACGCACGAGAGATCGACATCCACGACCGCCGAAACCTGATCGACGTTATCCGTCGCGTAGCCTACGCGGAAACCGTGTATCTGGGGGTCGCCGTCCTCCACCAGGACATGAACGTCGGCTATGCCGTTGCAAACATGCTCCCGGACCTCGGTATCACCGACCGAGGTGTCATCGACGTGGCCGTTAACGGGGCCGTCGAGAAGGCCGCGCGACGTGGCTTTCTCGACGATGCCCTTCTTTTCGACATCCCCGTCAACGACGACCAGCACCACGAGCGGCTCCTAGCCGTCATCGAACTGTACGGATACGAGCCGATGACCCCGAGCATTAACAAGGGGTGCCGGACGCAGGTCCTCGTTCGCCTTACCCAGGCCCACCCGGACATGCCCGGCGTGAATGAGAAGGCCCTCCAGGACCTCGAGGACGCACTAAACGCCACCGACGGGATGCGGGCGGGCATGTCCTCCTACCTCATCACCGGCAATCCGCAGGACCTCCTCGACGGCCTTCAAGCCGCGGACTCCGAAAACTGACCACACGAAAGGACACCCATCATGGACTACGGCAACAGCCCCCAGGACCTCCTCCTGCGCGTCGCCTCCGAGAAAGCAGCCGTCTACGGCATCTCCTGGCGTAAACGAGGCGAGGCGTTCTCCATCGTCCCGAACGTCGCTCGGAAGGTTGACCGCCTGGGAGCGCCCGGCGCGGGCGACACCGAACTGGACACGAGGATGGACCTCGTGAACTACCTGGCTTTGTACGTCGGTTGGACGTGGAGGAACATCGTCGGCTCCTACACCGCCCACGCCCCGGCCCTCGTCGCCCGCCCCGCCCGCATGGGCGACCTCGACTACGAGACAGGCGCAAACTACGACACCGCAGCCGCCGCCCAGGTGATCGAGCGGTGCGCCAGCCTCGTTAGGGTCCCCAGTGTCACCTGCCCAGACGAGCAGCTCATAAAGCTGGTCCAGCTCAACCTCGAGGAACTGTGCGACGAGGTGCTGAGCCGCGAGCGCAGCATTGACCGCAGCCTGATGATCCTGAGCCGCCTCCTCGAAAATGCGTGGGAGCTATACCGCCGCGAGTGGGGCATGGCGGTGGGCCGGGACGCATAACCGGACCCCCGCCCCTTCTGACCTCCAGGCGCGACAAGGCCCCTCCAACCAGTCAGTTGGAGGGGCCTTCGCCGTGCCGCCTACAGGGTGTCCTAGCCCTCCGGGATGGGGTCAGACGGCCCCGCCGGGGCAGGAGGGGCGGGCGGCGTTACGCCCGGCTGCGCTCGCGGCTCAGGCTCAACAGCAGGCGACGCTGGGACCATGGCAGGCTCCAACAGCTCCGCAATAGTCACCCGCTGATCGTCCACCAGGTCCATCTCACGCTCAGCCAGCAGGCCAGCCGGGGTGAACACGCGGAGCCTATACTTCCCAGGGTGCAGGGCGACCGAGATCGGCGCGCGGACACCCGCCGCGAGATTACCCGCGACGAGCACGTTCCCGTCCGCCAGCTTGCCAGGGTCCGGGATGGGCTTCGCGTGAACCGTCATGGGGACGATACGCCCGGTGGGGGTCTGCACGGACCCCTCAATGAAAGCAGTCATGACGACGCTCCTATGGTCGAGAGCGTATCCCGGAGCGCTTCATGCTCCGCCCACGCCGTCTCCTGGATATTGTCTATCCGAGCGCCCAGGTCGCGCATGTCGCGGTCCTGGCGTTCAGTGATGTTGGTGAGCACCTGACCGTGGGAGGCGAGCACCTGGCCGTGCGCGTCCAACGTCGAGCGGAAACCTTCCTGGTTCTGCTCGATGCGGCGCACCGCGTCCTTAATGCTGCCCCCATGATTCGGAGTCACCTCGTGATGGACTTCGGACAGCGAGGCCTCCAGCGCGTCCAGACGCTGATCGATCTTCCCCGCGATAGCCTCCAGCGCAGCTGATGTTTCGGCCTGCTCGCGCTCCGCGCGAGCCTTGCCGACCTGCTCCCGGACGAGGAGCGCCTCCGCCTTAGCCTTCTCTCGCCCCCACTTCATGCCAGCGAGGACGGACACAGCCGTCACCAGGCCTCCGAAGGCGACTCCGGAGGCACTGATGACGGCCACGACCTCGCCGGGACTCACTGGGGCGAGTCCTCCCCGTCGCGCTCCCCGTAGACCGGGGCCTCGTAGACCCCATCCGTGTGAGACGCGGCGATCACGAGAGCGATCAGACCCAGGGCCTTGTCCGCCACGTCGAGCCAGTGCGTCGACTGCTCCGGCGTAACGTACCCGTAGGCCATTCCGAGCGCCAGGAGCGCCGCGACAATGCCATACAGGGCCTTGCGGCGGGGCGGCGTGAGAGCCGCCCACCGGGTGCGATCAGTCGTGAGAGCGTGCTTCGGTGCGCTCATGATTACCATCCTCCATTCAGCAGCGCCTGCTGCATTGCTTCGACCGTCGGAGACGGGGCATCCAGGCACCCGTCGCCTTCCAGTCCGTACCGTGCGGCGAGTGCGTTCGCCGTGTCCGGCCCCATGAGGCCGTCCGCCTCCACTCCGAGGGCCTTCTGCATGGCCTCGATGAGGAGGGAGCCTTCCGCGACCTCGGTGGGCACAAACTCCCAGCCGGTCGTGCAGCCGGGCAGCGCGTCGCGGTTCACCGCCGCCTGGGACGACACCACGCCGTCCACGGTGGTGCCCAGGACACCCTGGAGGAGGCGGGTCGTCGCGTCACCCCAGTAGCCGTCCACGGCGGGCTGGTGGGCCGGAGCGGGGACGATGCTCGCGCCGCGCAGCGCCGCCAGCGTCTGGGGACCCGGAATACCGTCGATCTCCAGACCGCCGTTCGCCTCCTGGAAGGCCTTAATGGCGTTGTAGGTCTGCTCACCCAGGATGCCGTCCGCGCCGTCCTCTCCCAGGTCGTAGCCGCGAGCCAGGAGCTGCTGCTGGACTTCGCGCACGTAGTCCTCGCCGTACCCGTTGGTGTTGTAGCCGGAACCGTGGCCGTAGGTGGACACGCCGCCCGTGTCCGACCCCGTGAACCTGAGCACGCAGTCCCACGGGTAATCGTAATACGGCTTGACGTTCGTCTCGTTGGCCTGGTCGCCCGCCTGACCGCCCGCGATCTCCCCACGCTCGTCAATGCTCGCCTGAGCGAGCAGACCGCCACCCAGGTAGACGGCCACGTGGTTGGCGTGGTTCAGCAGAATGTCGCCACGCTCCAGATCGGTATCGGGGTCGAGCATGTCCCAGCCCCTGGCCGTCAGCTCGCGGGCCATGTTGCCCGTGTAGGTGGCGTTTCCGGTGTCGAAACCGCGTGCCTTCAGCACGCCGATCACGAGAGCGGAGCAATCCGTCTCGCCACCCACGCGCAGGTCCCAGCGGTTCCACTGGTCATATCCCAGGTCACCATACTGGCACCACCACTGCATGTCATACGCAAATGCGTCAATGTCTGGCATGATTAGTTCTCCTTCTTGTCCTTCAGTGCTTGCCGGAGGGCAAACAGCAGGTTCTCGTCCGTCACGGCGGACAGGTCCTCGCCCACCTCGGGCGGGACCTTAGCCAGCGCCAGGTATCGCTTCTCGAACGCGTCTTCGTACACGTCCGCGATAGCCTGCTTGCCCGTGTTGTCAGCATTGGAGACGACGATGTTACGCCAGGAGGCCTCCACCTCGTTCTCCGTCATGCCCAGCGTCGCCGCCAGAGCAACGGCGCGCTCCTTGAGTGCGGCATCCTTCGTCACCGTGATCAGCGCTCGACTTGTTGCAGCCATGAAAAGCCCCCTTCTAGGCCTTGATAATGTAGCCCACCGCGTAGAACGGCGGGAGGTTGTTGTGCGGCTTGTTTCCGCCCGTAGCCGCCGCGTCCAGGTAGCCGAGCTGACCAGACCCGGACCCCGCCGCGACGGTCCATTTGCCGCCCGAGCCTGCATCTGACCGCCAGATACCCACGCCACCAAACCACGAGCTGTCGTAGCCCTGGCCGATCACCTTGTGGTTGTGAAACGGCATTTCAGCGATGGTCAGGGTGTGGGTCTCCTCGCCGCCCGTCTGCGCTCGCGGGTGGGTGGCCGACGTACCCATGAGGAAACGGCCTCGCAGGTCAGGCACGGCGAAGTCCGCTCCGGTCCCTGTCGCGCCGAGGACCGCCGCGAGCGCCGGATACTGCGTCTTCTTGTAGGCCGTGCCGTCGCACAGGAGCCACCCGGCGGGAGCCTTCACGCCCGCGTAGGCGACGACCGTCCCCACCGGGGCAGAAGACCCGCCGTCGCCCGTCTGCGTCTCCCGCACCGTCCCCAGCAGGTACAGGCGGCGGTTGACGCTGACCGTCCAGACGCGACGGCCCGCCTTCAGGTCGCCCGCGAAGTTGATCGGGTCGGCCGCGAGCGGGGTCGCGTCGCCGTCGAGCTGCACGCGCAGCGGATCAGTGCCGACCACAACGGCCCACCGGAAGACAGGCGCGAGGTCGAGGCGCGAGCGCAAGCCAGCCACCACATTCATGAGATAGTCGAGGGTGGTCACAGGTCGGTCACCTCCAGGAGCTTGGTTTTCACGAGCGCGGTGGGGTCCAGCGTGTACTCGATCTCTTTCACCACGCCCTGCGCCGTGTGCCCCTGGCTCGAAAAACCAGCCACCTGGTTAGGCTGGAGGGGCACCGGCATGTGCTGGATGGTGATCGACGCGGAGGGTGTGGACACGTCGATGAGGCGGCGGCGCGCCTGCGAGTCGATGGACTCCTGGTTGGCGGCCTCAACGCCGGTCTGGGTCTCCACGATCCACCGTCCGCGCGCCTGGAATGAGTAGGCGGACGCGGGGTCCTCGTTGGTCGCCACGCCCACCAGCGCCGCCTTATCCTGGCTACCCTCGCTCACCAGGACGACCTTGTTGGGGACGCTGGCCGCGTCCAACTCACGCTCCCACTCAGGCAGGTGGATAGCCCGCGCGCCCTCCCGGAAGTCGTAGGCCACGCCGCGCGCCGCCGGACGCACGTAGGGGTCCAGGTGGACCTGCCCCCCACCGTCCGGGTGCGCCGACCAATAACCAGCCGCCGAGAGTAGCTCGTTAGCAATGGTCAGCTTGGACTTGCCGGGATCGTACACGATGTCGGACGACGCGGTGGCCGTCGAGGGCGTGATGGACAGGCGCTCCAGGCCGGTGTCGCGCAGCAGCCCCGCCGCCACGTCGACCAAGTTGGACCCCGCCTTCACCACGTAGGTGCGGTCCACGCAATCAGCATCCGGGAGAGCCAGCGGGGACGACAGGTCAACGTCCCACGTGGACCCCGCCTCACCGTAGGAGCGGGTGGGAGCCGACAGGAGAAACACGCCCAAGCCCCACGACTGGCCGGACGTGGCGTAATCGACGCGCACGCGCTGCGTCATCCAGTCGATAGGCCCGCACGCCTCCGTCAGGTGCAGACTCCCGGACGCGCGCAAGCGCGTGGAGTTGCTGAGCGTGATGCTCCCGCCCGTCACGCCGTCAAGACGACGGAGTACACGGTCCTTAGAGTCCAGGAGAGTGACCGTGTAATCCGCCTGCCTATGTGTGTCGAGGGCGCTCACTCGTCGGTCTCCTTCACCGTCCGCGCGAGCACGTCACGAGACAACTCGATCAGCCCGCGCCGGGTGATCAGAGACCCCCGGCCCTCCAGGAGCCACAAGGCGCGAGAGTCCTCGTCCGCCTCCGTGGTCAGGACCTCACAGGAGACGGTCCACGCGCCAACCAGTGCGCCCTCTGGGTACTTCTCCCTGATCAGCTCCGCGAGCGCGTTTTCCACGTGGTCAAGCCGGTTACTCATGGTCCACCTCCTCGACCTCCAGCTTAACACTCCACTTGCCCGACAGCGCCCGGTCAGCCGTGAAGTCTCTGACCGAACAGTAAACGCGGCGGCCCATCGGGTCACGGTACAGGAACGGCCCCGGCATGTAGGACAGCTCCTCCAGCCGCTGGATCATCCAAAAGTCCTCATCGAACAGGGTCGCGGACAGGCTCAGGGTCTTCTGGCGGTGCCGCCCTGCCATCTCCACGGCGCGCTCACGCCCCGCGAAACGGTACAGCTTGCGGTTGTCGAGGCCCGTCTTGCACGAGTGCAGCGGGTCCCACCGCAGCGGCACGGTAAAGCCGAAATTCTGACCGCCGCCAATCCACATGGCCCACGACTCCAGGACCATCTCCGCCGTCGTGACCGCCGACGACGGCAACGCCGACGTAGCCGTCACGCGGTAGGCCGCCACGCCGTGACTGACCGACTGGTAGTCGAGGAGCTGGCCGGACACCGGCAGGTCCTCGGTGATCGTCGTCCAGGACCTGCCTCCGTCGTCGGAGCGCTCCACGCGGTTGCGCACAGCGGCGGGCTTACCCGCCTCCGGAGCCGGGTTCACCACCCGCACCCGCACACACCCCGCCAAGTCGTCCCACTCCGGATACACGCGAGGAGCCGGAGGCTTCTCATAAGCCACCGCAAACGTCTGGTTGACGATGCGGGACTGCACGCCGTGGGCGTTCGTCGCAACCACAACCACGCGGTAAGTGCGGCCATTCTCCAGGTAGGTGTTCAGGCGGACGCGGGTCAGCGGCCCGCGCACCTCCTGCGTCGCCACAAGGTTGTTGCCGCCCAGGTACAGCTCGACGCGGGCGCTCGACTGAGCCACACCGCCGTTAGGCGAGTAAGCCCAGGCGACCTCCACGAACGACGTTTTGACCGTCTGGGAGGGGGACTGAATCGACACGACGGGACGCGGCTCCACGTAGAACGTCGCACGGCGCGAGATCGGGGACGAATTCGCGTGCAAGCCCCAGGTCTTCACCCAATACTCGTAGGTGCCGACCTGGAGCACGCCCACCGTCGCCTGCTGCTCGGCGGCGCGACGGTCAAACGTCGGCCCCGGCGCACCCGTCGCCTTCTTCTGATACTGAAGGCTATAGCGCGTCTGCGGGCTGGAGTCCGTCGGATTATGCCGCCAGGTCAGAATCACCGGATCGTCCGACGGGAAGTACACGCCATCCGACGTCGGCTCGGGCGCGTTCGGGCGCGCCAGGAGCTGCACGACGTTGGACGGAGCCGACTTCGCAGACTCCACGGTGCCGCCGACGCACACGACGCGGTACTGGTGGGTCACGTCGAGGCGTGGTTTGCGGTGCAGCAGGAAAGCCTCGTGAGTCTTGATCGAGACCTTCGCAATCAGCGTGTTACCGTCGTAAACATCCCACCTGGTCGGAGTGTACGGGGCCTTATTCTCCCACGTGATCAGAATGTCGCCGTCCGCGTTCTTCTCCGCCCGGACGTTGACCGGCGCGGGCGGAGTCGTGAACACCGGCTCCGCCTCAGCATAGGCCGAGCCGCCCGCGCTGTTCTCCGACTTCACGCGGTAGGTGTACTTGTGCCCGGCGGTCACGTTGAAGGTGGCGAGGGAGGTCGCATTTTTGACCGGAGCAACAACTTCCCAGTCCGCGGACTCATCCACCCGCCGCTCGACCACGTAGTTGTCGATGGGGTTGGACTCGCCCTGGGGCGGCGCGATCCAGTCCACCGTGATCTGAGAGTTGTTCACGAGGGTGGCGTGGGCGACCGTAGGGGCGTTCGGAACATTGACCGGGCGTGCAGGCAGCGTCAGGTAGTTTTCTACCGCTGGGTTGCCGCCGTTCCAGATCGGCCCCAGGCTCGCGCCAATGCCAATCGTGGTCTCCTGGCCGTACTTCAGGGGGACGTTGAAGCTCCACTGCGACAGTTGCTTGTAGACCGTCTGGCCGTAGCCGGAGGAGAAGCTGAACTGCTCGGAGCCTTCGCCCGAGTAGCCCCACCAGCGCCACCTGTTGGTCCAGTTGTGGCCGTACCCGTCGGAGCAGGCGGTCACGGTCGCCGTGACCGTGACCGACCCGCTGGCCGGGTCGCCGGACCAGTCCAAGGCAATGCCAATGAACATGTAGCCGCTAGAAGCGGACCATACGGTAGCCATTGGCTACCTCCCTTCGTTAGAAGCCTGCGCCGAGGAGATCGCGGGCGCGCGTGCGAGAAGCCGGGGCCAGCGCGTCGTTCACCGCGCCCCTGGCGGCGACGCGCATCCGCGCCATGAGCTGGCCGTCCTCGTCCACGACCACCAGCGTATCCGGCCCGCCCGCCTGAGCCGCGCGGTTCTGGAGCGCGTCCCACTGACCGGACGTAAAGACCGGCTCCGGCTTACCCGTCTTGTTCAGGACGGTGGTCAGGCCAGGCTGGAGATAGCCACCATTGTCGAACTTGTACGTGCCCGCTGTGGGACTGCCCCAGATGCCGGTTTCGCGCACGAAAGCGCCGGGCTTCGGAGCCTCCACCATCATGCCATTACCGGACGAGATAGCGACGTGCCAGGCCGGGTTGCCCCAGTATAGGAGCGTGCCGGGGACGCTGGCGTTGCCCGCGCTGGAGCCGGACTGGTATCCCGCCGCCGTCAAGCGGGGAATCGAGCTGCCCATCTGGTGAGCGGCCCAGTAGACGAGGCCGGAGCAGTCGAGGCCCGGCGGAATAGAGCTACCGCCCCACACGTAGGGCACGCCGATAGCCTTCCTGGCGGCGTTGACGATGCCGACCGCGCCCATGCTCTCCGTCTTGCCCTTCAGCCAGTTGGCGAAGCCGTCAATCCAGATGCCGGGGACGGCCCGCATCGAGTCCGAGATCATGCCCGAGCCGGGCAGATTAGCCATCATGGCGTTGACCGGGGTCTTGATGAAGTTCGCCACCGCGCCGATGGGGTCGGCAATGATCTTGCCCATCGTGTCGGCTGCGTCCTTGATCCAGTCCCAGCCGCCCTTCACGGCACCCCAGATGCCGCCGTCTGCGTAAGCAGCGAACTTCACGCCCGTGTCCCCGCCGGGGATGTAGGAGGAGTGAGCGCGGGCGGCGGCGTTCATACGCGCCACGGCCTCGGGACCACCCACCGCGCGCACCCACTCGGGGCGCATGATGGCCTCACCGCCGGACAGGGCGAGCGCTCCGCCACCATCCGGGGAGAAGAAGTGGAACACATCGCGTCCCGGCGTGTAGCCAGGCAAGACACCACCCGAGGCGTACTCAGCGATAGGCGAGACCGCCGGGAGACGGAAGGACAGGCCCAGCTTCTCAGCCATGCTGTCCGCCGTCTTCTTGATACCGCTCGTGTACACGGTGTTGATGATGAAGTTGATGGGCTTGGCGACCACGGACTTGACCGAGGACCAGATATTCGCCACGCTGTCCTTCATCGACTGGAAGGCCGACTGGATGCCACCCGTCACCGTCGAGATGATCGACGTGAGCGTGCCGCTCATCCACGTGGCAACGTTGTTGATCGAGGTCTTGATACCGTCCCAGATCGACGTGATGGCCGTCCAGAGCGCCTGCGCGCCAGCCTTGATGTTCTCCCACACGGTCGAGATCACCGGAAGGACGTAGGACTGGAACCATCCGGCGACCGTCTGCACCGTCGTCTGGATACCCGTCCACACGGCCTGAATACCGTTCCACAGAAGCTCCGCGCCAGCCTTGATGCCATCCCACACGGCGGTGATCACGGGCAGGACGTAGGACTGGAACAGATCGGCGGCGACCCGCACGCACGTCTGGATGTAATTCCAGTAGGCCTGAATTCCGTCCCAGAGGAGGCCCGCCCCGGCCTTGATACCATCCCACACGGCGACGATCACCGGGAGGACATAGGCCGTGAAGAAGTCCGCCACCGTCTGCACCGCCGACTGGATGCCAGACCACGCCGACTGCATGTACTCCCACAGCGTGGCGACACCCATCTTGATGCCCTCCCACGCGGTCTGGATATAGGGCCAGACATAGGTCACGATGAAATCGGCAATGCCCTGGAGGACGGCCTTCCACGCCTCGATATACAGGGCAATAGCGGTCACCACCACCCACACGGCAACCTTGATGCCCTCCCACACCGACTCAAAAACTGGCAGAAGGTAAGTCTTAAACCAGTCGATCACGGAGCCGACCGCGCTCTTGATGCCCGCCCACATGCCGTCAATGAAGCTACGGAACGTCTCGGACTTGTTGTAGGCGACGACGAAGGCAGCGACCAGCGCGCCGATAGCGACGACAATCAGACCGATCGGGTTGGCATCCATAGCCGCGTTGAGGAGCCACTGGGCGGCGGTGTAAGCGCCCGTAGCGACCTTACCCGCCACCATAGCGCCCTTCTGCGCCACCCAGGCGGCGGTCGTGCGGCCAACCTGCACGCCCTGCTGGACGATGCTACGCAGGAAGTCGCCCGCGTACATGGCCTTCAGGGCGACGGTCTCCGCGAGGTCTCCGGCCTTGGCGACCTTCGCCGCCGTCCAGGCCGACACCTGCCCCCACACCTGGGTTGTCAGGGCGACAAGGCTCATGGTGCCGGTGACCGTCTTCCAGGCGATAAAGCCGCCAACGACGGCCTCCAGGATCACCTTATTCTGGACGAGCGCGCCGAAGAAGCTCCCCAGCACACCCCAGAACGGCGAGGACACAACGCTACCCAGGAAGTTCGCCACACCGGGTATCACCGTCGTGGACAGGAATCCCCAAATGTCCATGACGTTATCCCTGACCGATAGAATAAAGTCGATAAGGCCCGAGTCCTCCTCGACCCCGAAGAAGTTGCCGTCAAAGTTGCCGTTGACCGCGAGGTCAAAGAACGACTGCACGCCAGGGACGAGCGTACCCGTCACCCAGTTGTACAGGTCGAGGCCGGTGTCCTTGATCGTGGTCAGGGCAGTGATGACCCCCGAGTCCGACGCGAGACCGAACAGATTACCGTCGTAGCTACCCGTGGTGACCAGCGTCCAGATCGACTCCAGCGCCGGGAACAGCGAGCCGTTAATCCAGCCGAAAGCGGCGGACGCGCCCTCAGCGACCACGCCCATGAAGTCCGTCAGGGCGGGCTTGATACGGTCCACGATCTCCATACCGCCCGTGACAAGCGCCGCCTGGAGGTTGCCCCACGCGCCCTCAATCGTGCTGGTAGAAGTTGCAGCCTCACGAGCAACGTCGGTGAAACCCAGGTCAAGAATCGCCTGGTTGAATTCCTGGGCGGTAATCTCGCCCTTCGCCATCGCGTCACGGAAGTTACCCGTGTACGCGCCATTCTTGAGCAGGGCCTCCTGGAGCTTGCCAGACGCACCCGGAATCGCATCGGCCAACTGGTTCCAGTTCTCAGTGGTCAGTTTTCCCTGACCCGCCGTCTGCGTCAGCACCATACCAACCGACTTGAAGGTTTCGGCGTTACCGCCCGCAACCGCGTTCAGGTTGCCTGCGGCCTCGGCCAGTTGGTCGTATCCCTCGACACCGTTAGCGGCAAGCTGGGCCGTGATGTTCTGGATGTCGCTCAGCTCGTACACGGTGTCGTCCGCGTACTTCTTCGTACTAGCGGTCAGCTTCTCGATCTCATCCGACGCGACACCCGCGAAGGACAGCGTGTTCTTGAATTTGTCGGTTGCGTCGCTGGCCGCCAGCGCCTCCCTGGCGACGTCCGCGAAGCCGACCACGGCACCGATGGCCCCCATAGCGCCGAGGGCGAGCGCACCGGCCTTGGCCGCGCTCTTGAAAGCGCCGCCAAGGCCGGACTCGATCTTCTTCTCAGCGGGCTTGGTGTCGACGTCGCCCAGCTCCTTGCGGACGGAATCGTTCAGGCCCTTCAGGGACGGCGCGATCTGAATCCACGCCGTGCCCAGGCTAAAGCCGTTTTCCGCCACGTCAAGCTCCTAACTGTGCGCCGCGACCCACCGTCGCGCCCTGTCTTCACGTCTCTGGGCCTCTGCCTCCGCCCGCTCGAACCATCCGGGCTCAGGCGGGGCGACCGGCTTGGGCACGTCGCCCTTCTTGCCACCCAGGAACGTAATGATTATACCCTCCAGACGGTGGTTAGCGGCGAAGGTCGCCGCCACCTCGTCCGTCCAGGCCGCCGCCCCGCCCATGCGTTTGCGGAGCAGCGACCCGGAGGGCAGGTTGTCGATCAGCACCTTGACACGTCGGAGGGACAGGCCGCCGGTGAAAACCTCCGTCAGGTCAAGGTTGTAGGTCATCTGGAAGTCGGCCTCCAGCACCTCCCAGTTGTCCTCCAGGAAGGTGCAGAGGCCTATCAGTTTCCCTGGCGGAGGGCCTGGAAGACCGACTGGGTGAATTCCACGACCTTGGAGTATCGGAGCTTGCCGGACTCCTCGCGGAGGGAGGTCAGCGCGGCCTCGCGCTCGCCCTCATCCGGGATAAGCAGCTTCAGCATAGGACGATAGTCGCCCTCCTCCATTGCCACCATAGCGTCGAAGTCATCGACGCTCATGGGGTCGACGTCAAGGGCAATGCCCATGACCTCGACGTGGACGGGCTGGGGTGCTCCGGTGTCGCGCTTGGCCTGGGCCTCGCGGCGCGCCAGCTCAGCGGCGGTGGGCTGCTTCTTGGTGGTCTTGCGGGCGGTGGTGGTCTTGGTAGCCATGATGATCTGTTCTCCTAAATAGGCTATCGGTTAAATTGTCTGTTCTCCAGGGGGTGTGATGCCCACCCGCGCGCCGGGAGAACAGACACGGCGCGCGGGGGGGGGGGCGGGGGGCGGGCGACCTTCAGGCCCTCCTCATCGGTCAGCAGGACGTAACCGTCGAGCACTTCGAGGTTGTACTCGTAGACGGTCAGCTCGCCGACCTTGTACGAGATGTCGCTTCGCTCGCCCAGCTCCAGGCGCTTGAAGATATAGCGCCTCTGCTTTCCGGTGGACACGTCGAAAAGGTCCGCCACGCCGACGAGGCCCTCGACCTTACGGGAGGTCGAAACCTCCATGCGGGTAATCGAGGACGTTCCAGCCGTGACCTTCTCGGTCTTCAGCACGCCCAGGTAACGCTTCAGAAGCTCCAGCTTGGACTCCAGGAGCGAGGCCTTGAACGTGGTCGAGGACTCGGACATGTACGTGCGGACAACGCCGTGGCCCTGATGGCCGCGCACCTTATCCACAGAGTCGGACATGCCCAGGCCCATACCGTCCTCGGACAGCCAGCCCACATCGATCATGCCCGTGGGCATGGGGGTGGTCAGGTTGGTGATCGTGGAAAGATCGGTCCCAGCGGGACCGAGCCACAGCGTGTCCTTCTCGGACCCCGCCATGAACGCGAGATCAGCATTAGTCTTGCTCATGCTGCAACTCCTAACTTCGCAGTGACTTGGTACGTCGCCGTGTAGCGACGCATGTCCGTGTCCGGATCGGGCAGCTCCGCCGGAGCGGGCGACTGCACGACAGCCACGGGGCCGTCCGCGCTCGGAAGAGCGTGAACGGCATCCCCCACGCGGCGGGCAAGCTCGCCCGCCCACCACGAGGTGGCCGCGTAGGAGTCGATGGTTATCTGAGCGGTGTAGAGGACGCGATCATGCTGACCGGGGCCTCCAGTCGCCAGAACGAGGACGTAGGGGTGAGGGTCCTCCTCGGTGGAGGGGCGCACGCCGCCCACCGTGGTGCCCGCCAGCTCGCCCTCGAGACCCTGGACGACACCAGGGGTGTTCAGGTAGTCGATCACCAGCTTCTGGAGATCGGGGAGTGGGTGGCTCATCATTAGCCCCTTCCTACGGCGCGCTCCAGCACGTGGTTACGCGCCTGATTCTTGCGGGCCTTGTACGTTTCCGGGAGGACGTAGGCGCGGGCACGGTCCTTACCGACGCGCACGCCCGAGGTGAAGCCCTCCCCGGCGCGAGCGGCGACCTCCGCCGCCTTCCGGGCAAGCAGGGCCTGCACCTCCGACCCTTTCAAGATGGCCTCCGCCGTCCGCTTGTTCGGCTTGAACTTAATGCTCACGCGGGGCCTCCTTCCTGAGTCGCAAATATACCCCCAGGGGGTACCCTACCAGGGATCCGACCGGCTCCCACACGCCACCACGCAAACGCACCCGGTCACCAGGCAGGACGGAGGCCGGAGCCTCGTCCCGATTGTCCCAGTAGATCGTCACGTCCTCGCGCGTGCCGTAATCCTCGCCCGTGCCCTCGCGGTTCTCGGACTCCGTGGTGGCGACCAGGACCGGGGCCAGCGCGATCTCCTGAACGTCGTGCGCGCGGAACGTGACCCCCAGGGGGTCGCGCTTCGGCTCCGCACGACGCAGGAGCACCGCCTGCTCCTTCCATGCCTCCATGACGCTCACGAGCGACCCCCAAAAAGGGTATCCGCCGACCCGAAAAACGAGGCCGTCGCGCCGTTGATGTCGTCCCGGTCCTGCCTCGTCAGGAACATGTCCCCGCTCGGGGTCGACCACGACGTGGACATGGTAAACGGGCCGGTCGTCTGGGTGACCTGGGAGGCATCCCCGGCCACGCCCGCCGGACGCTGACGCAAAGCGCGGGCAACGACGCGGCACACGACCGCCGCCCGCACCGACTCCGGCGCGCCCTCCCAGCCCGCGCAGCGGTGCCGGATAAGGTCGCTCGCGTCCTCCAGGAGGACCTGAGCGCGCGCGGGAGCCGCGTCCACCACCCGAAGGTCCTCGGGAGACAGACGGTCGCGCAGATCGTCAAGCGTGGCGAAGGCGAGGGCGGTCACGTCAGACCAGCTCCTCGTCAGACTTCTTGCCGGACTTCTTGCCCGGCTTCTCGTCCTCAACGGGAGCGGCCTCGGGAGCGATCAGACCCAGGTCCTCCGCGCGAGCCGCCAGCTCGCGGACCTCGCCCGCCAGCGCCTCGTCGGTAACCGTGGCCGACCCCTCGGTGAACTGAACCGCGCCCGAAGGCAGGACCAGGAGCAGCTCAGGGTAGATGGATGAGTAGATGTTCACGGTGTTCTCCTCGATGGTGGACCGGCGGCGGGGCCGATGCTCAAGGCCCCGCCGCCGAAGACGATCACGACAGCTTCAGCTTGCCGTGGTGCATCTCGGAGCCATAGGACAGGCCAATCTCGCCGTAGAGCTGGACGCGATCATACGCGCCCGTCTTTGCGAGAGGCTCCGCGAAGAAGTGGCCCTTGCCCGGAATCTCCAGGAAGACCGGCGCGCACTCATCGAGAGATGCGACCACCAGCGTATCGGCGGGCATGTTTCGGTCAAGCATGATGTTGCACGCACCGAAATCAGTTTCGATGGTCTGGACGTTCACGCCGCCGACCGCGCGGGACGACTCGCGGTAGGAGTTGTCCTTAATGAAGACCTTGGACAGCGCGCGCTTGAGCTTGCCGCCCACGATGATCGTTCGGGTCTCGCCCTGCTGGATGCCGCCCTTCTCCCAGACCTTCTGCATGAGGTCCAGAACCAGGTCCTCGGTAAGCGCGCCGGTACCCGCCACGACGTTGGTCGTGATGGCCTCGAGGAGGCCACGGGTCTTACGCGCGGTCGTGTTGTCGGTAGGGTCCTGGTAGGTGCCCACCAGGAAAGACTTGTTCACGTCGCGCGCGATCTGCTTCAGACCCTGGTCGATCTGCCACAGCATCTCGTCCTCGGGCAGGGTCACTTCGCCGATGGTGACCGTCTTCTCGCCGCCCGTGGAGCGCTGGCGGGTAACCGCCTGGCGGGTGTAGGACAGCTCGATGGCCTCCTGGTGAATCTCCAGGACGTTGCGGTTGGTGGAGCGCACGCGCTCCTCCGCCGTGGGGGCCTCCTGGCCTTCCTTGCGCTGGCGATTCTCGTCAGCGTCGCGCAGATCGTAGGTCTGCCACTCGTAGAGGGTGGCACCGGCGGAAACGCCGCCGGTCAGGCCGCCGATAGCGGACAGGAACGGGGTGTCCTCGGGGGACACGGCGAAAAGCTCGCCGACGTAATTGGGCAGGTTGTAGGTCGTACCCTGACCAGTGATACCGGCCATTGTTTCCTCCTAGATCAGGTTGGAGACAGACGCGAGCTTCGCCAGCTTCAGGCGAGAAACCGCGTTCGTGTCGTTGTTCGCCTCGGCACGGACGAGCATCTCGTCCACGCTGAGGACCTCCCCGCCGGGGTTTTTCGTCCCCACGGTGGGGAGCGTGGGCGTGGAGGCGACCCCGGCGGGTGCCGGGGAAGACTTAGCGAGGCCCGCCAGGGTCTCGTTCAGAGCCTCAAGGTCCGCGTCGTCGCGGATGAAAGACCCGAGCGAGGCCGGGATACCCGCCTTCTCCAGGCGCTGCGCGCGCTTCGCCTCACGCTCGCGGGCCTCCTCGCGGTCGCGCATCTCCTGGAGCTGCGCCTGAAGATTCTCGACGGTCGCCTGAAGCGCCTTCACCGCGTCCTCAGCCGGTGCCTCGGGCGCTTCAGGCGCTTCGGGAGCGTCCTCAGCGGGTGCCTCAGGCGCTTCGGGGG